TTTTTGTAGTAAACATCATTTGATGTTCTTGCAGTAACAATAGCATAGTCACCCTTTGCACCTACGCTAGTTTTTGGATTTCCTGAAGAAACATCGCCAACAAGTTGTGTAACAGAATTAAGAACTAAAGGAATCTTGTTAGTGAATTTTTGTGTTGATCTGTTCCATTCAAAAATACCATATAATGAATCGTTTGTATCTAACCAATATGTGCCGTCTGCTGGTGAACCTGATGGTGCATCTGAAGAACCTGTTAGTTCTCCTAGATCAGCATCCGCTCTCACAACATATGCTCTTTTAGCAACACCTAAGAATGAATATGCACTCTGTAGTCCGTATTCGTTTAGTTCGTTACCATGCAATGGATTGTTAGATGAATCTGTATAGAACGCTGGATTACCAAACGTTTCTGTTAATTCTCTTTGTGATGTAATTAGGTATGGTGTACCTGCATTCGCTTTTAGCGTTCCTTGTGCAGTCCCTGTACCTGCGCCATTTGGCTTATTAGCGGCTGTTGCTACGATAATCAATGGAACCGTTGCGGCCGCGGCTGGCGTATAAAAACTTTCGTCAATTACGCTAACTTCAACTCCTGGTGATGTAAGTGCCATCTTGTTACTCCTTTAATTAAGTTCTTAAACATATTTAGCCATGATAACCAAAAATGCGGTATTATATACAGCGAAAAAGGTATGGAAAAGGGCGGGTAAATACAGTTATGAGTAGACCTTTATGTAAATCATGCAAACGCAGACCCTGTGCTGTAAACTATAAGAAGGGTCGTAAAACCTATTATAGAAGCAAATGTGAACAATGTGCTAGAGGTAGAACACCAAGCACACCTATGTGGTATCAACTAGGTTACCGTCAAAAAGATAGATGCGATAAGTGTGGGTTTAGTAGTAAACACACCGAACAGTTTGCTGTGTATCACATTGACGGCAAACTAACAAACTGTCGGCATGCTAATCTTAAAACTGTTTGTGCTAATTGTCAGCGTGTTCTGCATAAGGAAGGATTTACTTGGAAGCAAGGTGATTTAACACCCGATTTTTAAGAAACTCAACACTGCTATTGTTTTCAATAACAGCATCAAACTCTACGTTTGCCCATGCCCATTCTGAAATGTGTACATCAGGATAATTGTCTTCCATCTTGTGCGATACAACAATACCTTTAGATTCTCTCTGCTTGGCTTTTTGACGCATTTCTGTTTGTGCTGTTTCCCACCATTCAGGCTCTTCACCGCGTTTTACACGCCATAGTTTTCCACCAATACTTTTGATCATGTCTGCTTCATTTTCAAAACGCACATCAGGAATAACAAAATCTTTGTCAGGGTTTTCAAGCAGTTGCTTTTTAACCAGGCTTACCCATATACCGTCATAAAAGCCGTTACGCATACAATCTGTACCAAACAGTTGTAGCACTAGTCTAGGTGTAATAGGGTGTCCTGTTTCTGTACTCCAGTAAGGATCTACTTTTTCACGCCAAGCACGTGAGTCATCTGTATTGCCTTCTAGCATTTGTCGGTCCCAACCGAACACACTAGCAACACCATCTTTAAGTCTGTCTGCAAATGAAATTTTTGTAAACCCTCGTTGCTCTACAAGAAAGTCAGCAACAGTTCCTTTGCCTGAACCAATAAGACCACAAATACCAATTATCATGAAAGATCCTTTATTAAAAGCATCCTTAAATTGTATAGTCATTGTATAGGAAAGTCAAGCAGTTTTTAGCCAATTACAAATGATAATGGTTTAGAACCATCAATGTAATTTGCCAAATCCATTTCCAATTTCTCCATTTCGGCTTGTGCGTCTGCTTTGAGGGCATCGCCATTTAGTGAAGTTCCACCCTGTGGTGTTGAAATAGTAGCAAACTTACTTCTTGCTTCGCCTAGCATGTATTTGGCTACAGCAAGTGTGTAATCCTTTAGCCACTGCCCTGCATATGGATCACTTAGTAGATTAAAGTCCGGACGATAATTGTAAGTTTGCATAAGAATTTGTTCGTCTGTTCTCGGACGTTGCATGATTGTAAGTTTTTTGCTTACAGGTTCATATTTGAAATTAATAAAACTACCAAACATTCTTCCTACTAGTTCTTGATAACCAGCAAAAGCATAGTATGTTGAAAGTCCTCCCATCTGTGTTGAACTTAACAAATAGGTATTTGAATAGGCTAGGTTGAATGGTTCAAACAGTGTACCACCATCTCCTCCGCCTGTGCGTGAACCAATTGAGCGTCTAAACACTTCTCTAACGTCAATTACTTCATTTGGAAGAATATAGTCGTTTGTATCTTCTTGTAGTTCAAGCATCATATAGGATTCTTCAACTGCATTTTCTGCACGTTGTCTATATTTTCCCAATGCTTTTTCTAATGCTACTTCGTAATGGTTAGGATCAAGTTCAACATCAATCATTCCGTCGCCTAGTAGCGTACGAACGTAATTAAAGACCTGTTGTTTTTTGTTGTCTAAATCACTCATATAAGTTTCCTATCTTAAACATATTTATTCAATAAATACAATTACTATGCCCAGATTAAGTTTATACAGACCAGAGAAATCCGCAGACTATCGCTTTATAGATAAGAACGTATACGAGTCTTTTCAAGTTGGCGGTACAGACATATTTGTACACAAGTACGAAGGACCTGTTGACCCAGGCGATAATGCTACTGCTAGTCAGCCTCGCGGTACAAATGATATTCCTGAAACAAAAATACAGGATTTGCTGTTTTTAGAAAACAGAGATAGAAAGTATTCAGATGATGTGTACGTTATGCGTGGAATTTACAACGTGCAAGATTTAGATTTTGATCTAAGTCAATTTGGTATGTTCCTGCAAAATGATACAATTTTTATAACATTTCATTTAAACAGTTCAGTTGAAGCATTAGGCAGAAAACTAATGAGCGGTGATGTGTTAGAATTACCACACCTCAAAGACGAATACGCACTCAATGATTACAGCGTGGCACTAAAACGCTTTTATGTAATTGAAGATGTAAACAGAAGTGCAGAAGGATTTTCACAAACTTGGTATCCACACTTGCTTAGGGTAAAAGCAAAACCAATTATGGATAGCCAAGAATTTAAAGAAATTTTTGATAAAGATAGTGGTGAAGGTACAGGATCTACCATACGTGATGTGCTTTCAACTTATGAAAAAGAAATGCAGATTAATGAAGCAGTTCTTAATCAAGCAAATGAAGATATTACAGGTGATCCTAATCAACCAGTTATAAGTGGTTACGACACCAAACAATACTTTGTTGTCCCAACAGACGATACAGGTAACGTGGATATTAATGATGATGGAAGTAGCACACCAACCTTAAAAACAGCAAAAGGAAACTTTTATGTTGGTTACTTAACCGAACAAGGTGTGCCGCCAAACGGTGCATTGTACAGTTTTGGTGCTCAATTTCCTCAAGCCGCAAGCGATGGAGAGTTTTTCTTGAGAACAGATTATTTTCCAAACAGACTTTTTAGATACAATGGATCACGTTGGGTTAAATATGAAGATGCTGTAAGAGTTGAAACTCCAAGCAGTGATAATGCTAAGACACAAATTGGAACATTTGTTAATAACTCAAACACAAGTGAAATTAATGGCGAAACAGTTAATGAGCGCCAAGCATTATCGCAAGCACTTAAACCTAAGGCAGATAATTAATGCAACATTTTTATGACGGACAAATAAGACGCTTTGTAACACAGTTTGTGCGTGTTATGAGCAACTTTAGTTACAAAGACGGTGCAGGTACACTACGTAAGATTCCTACCAGTTATGGTAATCTAACACGTCAAGTAGCACACATCATTCGTGATAATTCAGAAAACAAAGTTATTAGTGCTCCACGCATTAGTTGTTATATCACTGGTTTAGAATACGCAAGAGATAGGGTACAAAATCCAACACACGTAAGCAAAGTTCATCTACGTGAAAGGGATTATGATTCTGCAACAGGCGAATACCTACAAACACAAGGACCTGGATACACAGTTGAAAGATTAATGCCTGTGCCATTTAATTTGCAAATGAAATGCGATGTATGGTCAACTAATACTGATCAAAAATTACAAATTATGGAACAGATGCTTGTTCTATTCAATCCAAGTTTAGAAATTCAAAGCACAGCAAACTACATTGACTGGACCAGTTTAAGTTTGATTGAACTGTCAAGTGTAAACTATTCAAGTCGTGCTATACCACAAGGCGTTGATTCAGAAATTGACATCGGTGAACTTACATTCACAATGCCTATTTGGATCACACCTCCAGCAAAAGTCAAACAGTTAGGTGTTATTGAAAAAATTATTATGAGTGTGTTTGACGAATCAGGTAGTATCAGTGACGGTATTATTGATGCAGTAGATCCTATTGCAACAGTTAACATTACAACAGGAAACTTTGGTTTATTAGTATTAAACAATACTGCAAGATTGCTTGCTCCAGCGGAAGGTGTAAGCGAACCTAATCCGGGTGAATTTGATAGAACAGGAGAACCGGTTAGTTGGTATAAACTTCTTGATCAATATCCAGGAAAGTTTAGAGCAGGACTTAGCACAGTGCGTTTAGCAAAGGCAGATGGTAATGAAATTGTTGCTACAGCAAGTGTAAATCCTACAGACGATACTGAAATGGTGCTGAGTTTTGACAGCGATACAGTTCCTGAAAATACTATTTTAACCGATAGCATAGCAAGCAGAGGTACTGTAGATGCTATTATTGATCCCTTAACTTTTAATCCTGACAGCAATAACTTGGCCGCAGGAACACGTTATCTAATTCTAAATGACATTCATCAGCATGTAAAAAACGATAGTTCAGATGCCAACATGAATGCTTGGCAAAATGCTGATGGCACACTATTACAAGCCAGCACAAATGATATTATTACCTGGAACGGTTCAAATTGGGAAATAACCTTTGATGCTGGATCAAACGATGAACGTGCCGATTCTAGTGCGGCACAAGACCCTGTCTACATAACTAATACATATACAGGTGTACAGTACAAGTTCACAAATGAACAAGGCGCTTGGTTAAAAAGTTATGAAGGTGAATATTTAAAAGGGTCATGGCGACTAGTACTTTAGACAAAAATATAGTTTGTAGTGGTGCATTATTTTATGCCCGCAATACCAAACGATTTCTTTTCCTAGAGCGTACCAAAACCAAAACCGCAGGTCAATGGGGTCTAGTTGGGGGTATGGCAGAAGGGGATGAAACACCTTGGAAAGCACTAGAGCGTGAGATAGGTGAAGAAGTTGGTAAAACACCGCCTATTAAAAAAGTAATACCACTAGAAATGTTTACTTCAAACGATTCAAAGTTTTTCTTTCACACATACTTGGCTATTGTTGATAATGAATTTATTCCTACACTTAATCACGAGCATAGCGGTTATGCTTGGACAAATGTAAACTGTTGGCCTAAACCATTGCATGTGGGATTACGTAACACATTGCAAAACCGTGCAATTAAAGATAAATTACAAACAGTATTGGATTTATTAGTTTAATGGATCAAAGTACAGTAAAGATTTTAGACGATGTGTTATCAAAAACATATCTGTATAATATACAAACTATGTTAACACAACACGAATTTCCATGGTTTTGGAACAACGGTACTTTGGCTACTACAGAATATGGAGATGTGCCTCAATTTACACATACTTTTTTTGATAACACTAGTCCAACAAGTGACTACTTTACACAAGTTATGCCTATTATTACATTTATTGAAAAAGAACTTAAAGTAGATTTAGAACCGGTTAGAATAAAAGCCAATTTACTTTGCAAATTACCCCATGATGTAACACAAATAAAAAATCCTCCACACATTGATCAAAAACATGATCCTAATCCTAGTTATTTTAGTTTTGTTTACTATCCTTTTAACTGCGAAGGAGATACACTACTATATGAGGAGTTTTTTCCGCAAGACAATTTAGAACAATTAAATCTGTATAAAAGTAATACTCCTAAAGAAAACAGTTGTATATTTTTTAATAGTAATAGATATCATTCTAGCAGTTCACCAACTAAAAGTAATAGAAGAATGGTTTTAAATTTTGTAGTAAAGGTTTTATAATGAAAATATTAGATAATGTTTTACCCAACTCATTAGTTAATCAGTTAGAAGATACTATGATTGGAGATAGTTTTCCTTATTTTTACATGCCTGGATTTACCGATCCTAGCGAAGATGGAAAAGAATACAAAAACTTTAAAAGTTTTCAAGGATTAGTACATGGATTTACTGATCTAAATGGTAATTCTAATAGTGGTTTTTATACTATGGTAATGCCTATTGTTTATTTTTTAGAAAAAGAACTTGATAAACAATTTAAGGTATTAGAATGTAGAGGACATATGCTGTTCAAAGATATTGAAAACAAAAATAAAGTTGGATATCCTCATATCGATAATCACGGAAAGCACTATGTGTTAATGTATTATGTTAACGATTCAGATGGAAATACAATAATATATAAAGACAAAAGAGATGATGCTGTTACCAGTAAAGATGTAATGGACAAAAATAATATTTTAAAAACTGTAGAACCTAAAAAAGGAAGAATGTTTTTATTTGATGGCGATCATTGGCATAGTGGTACATGTCCTACACAAAATAATAATAGAATCTTTATTAATTTTAATTTAGTGGAAATTTAATATATCTGCGTTGATCTTTTAATTTATCATAAGTTGTTTTACTAACAAGATCAAAAGCAATACTTAATCTTATGTCATTGCCTTCATAAACATTAGTTCCGTGAGTTACCCAACTTGGAAAAATAGTTAAAACACCAGGCTCGTTTTTTATTTTTAATGGATCTTGCCATTCTCCTATTTGATAGTAAGTGAAACTATTTGATTTAGGATCAACTGATACTGTTAAATTACCGCTTATCATACAGTCTGGAGTATTATCGTGTGAATGAGGATCTATAACTTCGCCATTTCGTATGGTATTATACCAACATTGTATATAAAGATCGTCTGTTATTGGACACTCTGTAAATTTAAAATATTCTATTATACTGTCTTTAAAAAATGTTTTAATAGAACTTATTTCGGGCCATTCTAATAAATTATAACCGTAAAACCTTCCAGTTAAACTATCTTTTGCGCCAATACCGCCGTCTACATCTTGATAGTTTATAGAATTTTTTAAGTATAATTCTTTTTCTAACAGTAGTTTAGGAATAGGTTTCTCAACTTTAACATCAAACATACCTAGAGGTATTTTGAATTCAGGTGCGAACCGAGTATTACCTTGTGTCTGCCAATAACCTAGTTTCATGCATATAGTTATGCATGTAATGTTTAGTAGATAATAACTACGGCTCCGTGATTGCCCGGAGTGTCGTCTGATGTCGAACCTTGTCCAATATTTCCGCCAGGATAATTTGTATCGCTAGATCCTTCGGAAGGAATATTGTTGTTGTTTCCCGTGTACATGTTTC